AACCAACTCAAGAACAATTAGATGCTTTAGAAACTGAAGCAAATGATTATGAACAACAGTTAAAAGATGCTGAAGCTACAAGAGAAAATTTAAAAGCTAGTGCAAAAGCTAAACTAATATCTGGTCAACCGCTTACTGAAGAAGAAGCTAATACTATAGTTCTATAATGACTAAAAAACTAAAACTATAATGAATGATAAAATTATTAAACCTACTAAAACATTGGAGAATTAATTTATGGAAGAAATCAAACAACGAATTAAAGAACATGAGGGGTATAGGGATACTGTGTATTCCGATAGTCTGGGTTTCGCTACTATTGGCTATGGTCATCTTGTACTACCCACTGACAATTTCATTGAGGGTAACACTTATGATAAAGAAACTCTTGAAGAAGTTTTTGATAATGATTTTAAAATAGCATCAGATTCAGCTAGAGAATTATTAAGAGATATAGAACATAATCATATTATATTTGGTGTTATTGTTGAAATGTGTTTCCAATTAGGCAAACCAAGAGTAATGAAGTTTAAGAAAATGTGGGAAGCATTAAAAGAAAAAAATCTTGCAAAAGCTAGTGCAGAAATGATAGATAGTAATTGGCACAAGCAAACTACAAAAAGATGTGAAAGTTTAGCAAGTGTTATGAAAAACGCAAATAAATAGGATTATATTATGCTTACTAAAAAACAAAAGAAACTGCCACCAGCTTTACAAAAAGCTATTATGAATAAAAAGAAAAAGAAAAAGAAAGCGAGGAAATAATGGCTTATGGATATAGTATGAAACCTAAGAAGAAAAAAAAGAAAAAGAATAAAAAAAAGAAGAAGTAAATGGTTAAAGTAGCATCTATCACAAATATAATAAAAGGGTTAAAACCTAGTCAGCAAAAGACTATGAAAAGTCATGCTAGACACCACTCACTAAAGCATATGCGATCAATGGCCAATGCTATGAAAAAAGGTGCTACTTTTCAATCTGCACATACTAAAGCTATGAGGAGTGTAGGAAAATGAAACGAAGAAAAGTACCTAAAGATAAAAAATCTAAAATACCTAAAAAATATTTATCAGGTCTTAAAGGTGGCAAAAGATCAGCTAGAGTTGAATTACTTAAATATATGTCAAAAGCATATAAATCAGGTGCTAGAATACCAAGATCAATGTTTAAAGCGAGAGTAAAATAATGGCTGTTCGAAGAAAACCATTATCTACTCAAGTTATCTCTACACTTAGAGCAAAAGCAAAAAACAGAAAAAATATTACATTAGGACAATTAAGAAAAGTATATCGTAGAGGTCAAGGTGCTTGGTTAGGTTCAGGTTCTCGGCCTAGAATACCAATGTCAGCTTGGGCTATGGCTAGAGTTAATTCTTATCTTCGTGGCTCAAGAAAGCATGATACAGATTTAAGAAAGAAAAAGAAATGACTAAGAATCCTAGAACAACAGGAGAGCATATCATTTCTTTGTATGGCCATATAAAAGGATTATCGAGAGAAATAAAAATTATAAAAACAAATCATTTAAAACATATGCACCAAGATATAGATAAGATTGATTCTAAATTTGATAAATTAATCACATGGATAGTTTATGGAGTTGGTGCAGTTGCTTTATTGTTCTTAACCCAGATACTTTACATTTTGACTAAATAGTTATACAAGTAAAACTTGTATGATTTATAAAAGTGTTCTTATTATTTCTGATACTCACATACCATATCATGTAAACGAACTCTTACCTTATTTAAAATTATTAAAAAAAAAATATAATCCTGACAAAATAATTCACATTGGAGATGAAGTAGATAAACACGCTATGTCATTTCACGATAGCGACCCTGATCTTCCTAGTGCTGGAGATGAATTAAAAATGTCTTTACCAATTATAAAAGAACTAGAGAAATTATTTCCTAAGATGGATTTATTAGACTCTAATCATGGTAGCTTAGTTTATAGACGAGCATTTAAACATGGAATACCAAAAGCATATATAAGAAAATATAATGACTTTTTACAAGTTAATAAAAATTGGGTTTGGCATGATGATCTAACTATAGATACTCCACTTGGTAAAGTTTATTTTTGTCATGGTAAAACAGCAGATGTTTTAAAATTAGCACAAAGTATGGGCATGAGTTGTGTTCAAGGTCATTATCATAGTTTAATGGGTGTAAGGTATTATGGAAACAGTTTAGGGTTATATTTTGGTTTACAAGTTGGTTGTATGATTAACAATAAATCACTTGCATTTAGATATAATAAATTACAGAAAGCTAGACCAATTATAGGTTGTTCTGTTATACATAATGGGCTTCCAATAATAGAACCCTTTATAAAAGACAAATCTGGTAAATGGATAGGTAAACTCTTATAAATGAGCCTCAAGAAGCCACACAGAGCCACAGAGAAAGCTACTGACAAGCAAATAGGTGGAGATCATTATAAATTACCTATAAGCCCTTTAAAATTTATCTTAGCCAATAATTTAAACTTTGTTGATGGAAATATAGTGAAATATGCAGTGAGGAACAAACAAGGCGAAACTTTAGAACAAAAATACAATAAGATAATCCATTATGCAGAACTTGGTAAAGAATTATTGAAAAATAAAAAATAAGGAATATTAGGAATGAATGAACTTCACTTATTTTATTTATTCTATTCTTGTGTTATATTGGACAACATTAATTTTTTTAACAAGTAATACTTATTTATGATTTTTAGTTTATTAAACAATCCTCTAACAAAATTAGCAGTTAGTAAAGTTACTGACCATTTAAAACACAAAGCAGAAAAAGTAAAAACAATTAGAGAAGCAGAGATACAGGCTTGCAAAGAAGTTGATGTGCAAAGAATTAAAAGCCAAGATAAATCTTGGAAAGATGAAATATTAATGTTATGGCTAGTAGGTATGTTAAGTACAGGTTGGTTTGATAGCACTAGAGATAACTTTGAGGAGTGGGTAAGAATTATCAACGACTTACCTGATAGTGTTTGGTATCTTGTAATTATTGTCTTTACAGCAACATTCTCAACTAAGATGACAGATAAGGTTTTAAACCGAAACAAAAAGTAGTATCATGTCCAAATGGACAAATTAAAAGTTGATGCAGTAATAACAGATTTAGAACTACAATTAGAAACTCATAACAATCCTTATGGTTCTTTTATCAACTTTAGATTCATAGATACTTTTCCATACTTTACAAAAGTTAATGAAATGGTTGAAGAAATTAAAAGAAGAAATGATGTTGATTTAATTAACTATGAATATTCTTATACAGGAATCCACGAAGATACAGATATAAAACATTTTGATATTACTAGAAACTAATGGGTGGTCAAAGAGAGAGAAAATAAAAACCACCCATCAGTTATTTTAGGTTCAAAGATATTTATGGCCGTTTATATAAACCATAATTAAAAAAACCTAAAATTCTTTTAACGAGCCACCAAGTCTCCCTGATGGCTCTATCTACTAGACTCATATATCGGGAGCAAATCAATATATCGTTAATAGAATTCATTAAACTTTACCTACCAAAGCTAGATCACGCTTTATCTCTGATTGCTTCATACTCAGGTACTGAGATAGATTTGACCAATGGTATCTAGCTTTAATTAATTCTTCTTCTGCGTTAGCATATTGTTCTACAATTTTTGTATATTCTTCATCTACTCTACTTTTATGCTCTGCCTCAGTAATACTTTTAGAATCTAATTTATGTTTTAAAAATACTTTACTAAATGTAGCTTTACGACCCTCATCAAGTATAATTACTTTTTTATGCCATTCAGCCCATCTTTCTGATGCTTTTTCTAATTCTTCATAAGATTTAAAACTTAAACTCATATCAATATAACTCCTAATATAAACCCTATTAAAAAAATTACATATTCTCGTCTATAATTTTCTTCTATTCTTTTCCAATCTTCTTTACTCTTTCCTAATATAATCATGGGTATAATAACATCTCCTCTGCTTCTTTTTCTAATTGTTTTATTTGTTGTTTAAAACTATGATTTTCTTTTTCTAAAGCATCTATTTTTTTAACTAAACCTTTATGTTCTAAATACATAGCTTGTAATTCTTCTCTCTTAAAAGCGAGATCACGTTTTAATTTATCAATCTCGCTAATAAGTTCTTTTGTCATAATTAAAATGGAATCTCATCGTCCATATCACTCATTTTCTCAACAGGCATAGCATGATCTGGTGCAGATGGTTGTGCTTGAGTCATTGGTTGTTGAGTATATTGTGGCATGGTTTGACCAATAGGTTTAAATCCATCTACATTAGGTTGTGGTTTGTATGGCTTAACCATAATTAAACAAAGTATCTGTTCAAGATTACCTTTTGCATATTGTGGTGGATTTTGCATTTCTTGAGTCTTAGTCATATATTTTAAAACATAACCAGCTTTAGAATATTCTTGAACTTCTGGTGTATTAAACCAATCATTCACTTGCGATAAAGCATATTTTCTTTTGGTTAAGCTACAAGTAAATTTAACTTTACTTGCCTCGCCAGAATACTCATATTTTGGGCTTACATTTCCTGTGGGAAATAATCTCATTTGTAATCCACAGAATGCTTTATCAAATTTAGTTTTTTCGTACATTTTGTTTTCCTTTTTTTAGTTGATTATATTTTCGTACTGACTCATTAAACATTAGTTCGGATTTATGACAACTTAGTAATCCTAGAAATGCTTT